TTAATACAGTATATATGAATTTTATAATAGGTTTTAGCTTCGGAGTACTGGCACAAGTACTTACATTTGTACAACTACAAGGACAATTCAGATGGGAATGGTTCAAGCAACATCCAATGATTGTTTCATTAATGGGAGTACCAATTTCTTTTCTTTACATTATGTCTGTAAAGTATATGGTATCACATTTTGGAGGAGAGTTGTGGCCTTCAAGATTGATGGGCTTTTCAATAGGAGCAATAGTATTTAGTTACATGGCACATTTGTGGTTCCAAGAACCATTCACACTCAAGACACTTATATGTCTTGGATTAGCTTTTGCAATAATGATGGTTCAATTATTTTGGAAATGATAACAGTAGAATTAACAACACCAACAGCAGGTAAGATATACTTCAATCAGAAATATCTTGGAATAGTAGCTGTACAAGACGACGGCTATTACGGGTTTTTATCTAACGAACCTTCAGGGTACTGGAGTTCATATGCTTTACGTCTTATAGCAGATAAGCTAGACGAAATGAATAAAGACTGGGATGAACATATTAAAAAAGACATAGGTAATGGAAAGTAAATTAGAGACGTGTCACCATTGTGGTGAAGTAAAAGAAAATTGTTATCACGGATTCATAACAATGTGCATTCCTGTTCCTGAAATGGAAGCAATGATCGATAAATGGGGAAGAAAAGATTGGTGGGAGAATTTAGAACGAACAGATCTTACTGAAGAAGAAATGAAAGAACTAGATAACCTATCAATGTACGATCAAATGTTAAGCTCTGTTGGAAGAGGAGTTCAGTGCAGTGATTGTGGGAAGAAAGAAGCAGAGTTGTATGAAAAATACTATCCAAGAGTTGAATCTGAATAAAATATTTTGTATATTACATTAATAACAACAAACACAAACAGCTTATGGATTTAGGAGAACACAACGATTTACAGTTTGAGAAAGAGTATTGGAATGACTGTACAAATACTTTTGATGAAGATCAAAAACATTATGTATATGCAAAGTACATGGGATTAAAGAGAGAGCATTATAGTTTTAATGTAGAAGGAAAACGTATATTAGATATAGGTGGCGGACCTACTTCAATGTTACTAAAAACTACAAACTTAAAAGAAGGTAAGGTTTGTGATCCAATTGACTTTCCTCAATGGGTTTACGACAGGTATAAAATTAAAAATATAGACCATCAGATTATAGAAGGAGAGTACATAAAAGAACAGGGTTGGGACGAAGTCTGGATATACAACTGTCTTCAACATACTATCAGCCCTTCCACTATTATACAGAATGCTTTAAAGTCTGCAAAAGTGTTGAGGATTTTTGAATGGGTAGACGTACCGGCACATGAAGGGCACCCACATGAATTAACTAAAACTTTCTTAGATAAAGAGATTGGAAAAGAAGGGCAAGTCGTTACATTATCAGAGAGTGGATGTTACGGAAAAGCTTACTACAATACAAAATTAGTATGAGAGATAAGTTTACATTCCACGTACTAGGGCTTCCCCATACAATTACAAATAAAGACTTTACAGCTTGTGCGTACACTCAGAAGGCATGGAAATTCTGTAAGATGATGGGAGAAAGAGGACATACTATATTCCACTACGGACATGAGGAGAGCGACGCTCCATATGCGGAAAACGTAACGGTTATCACCAATGAGGTATGGAAAAAGGTTTATGGTACTCATGACTATAAGACTAAATTATTTACATACAATACTGAAGACGAAGCCTACCAAACTTTTTACAAAAATGCTATAGAAGAAATAGGAAAGAGAAAACAGAAGAACGACTTCATACTTCCATTTTGGGGATCAGGAGTACGCCCAGTATGTGACGCTCACCCAGATTTGATTACGGTTGAACCAGGAATAGGGTACGCTGGAGGTCATTGGGCCAATTGGAAGGTATTTGAATCGTATGCAATCTATCATGCTTATTGCGGCTTACAGGCAGTAAGTAACTGTATGCAAAATAATTACGATGTTGTTATTCCAAATTACTTTGACTTACAAGAGTTTGAATTCAACGATAAGAAAGAGGATTACTTCCTGTACTTAGGAAGAGTTTATGACGGGAAAGGAGTTAACATAGCAATCCAGGTTACAGAGTACTTAGGTTACAAATTAAAAATAGCAGGGCAGATTGATAGTGATGGTCCGTATAAAGATAAAAAATTTCCACCTCATGTAGAATTTGTAGGGTATGCTGATGTAGAGAAGAGAAAAGACTTAATTAAAAATGCTAAAGGATCATTTCTACCTTCACAATATGTAGAACCTTTTGGAGGAGTTCAAATAGAGAACTTACTATGCGGTACACCAACTATAACAACAGACTGGGGAGCATTCTCAGAAAATAATATAAACGGAGTAACTGGATATAGATGTAGAACATTTGACGATTACTTACAAGCAGCTATAAAAATTAGTAACGGAGAAATAGATTACAAGACTTGTAGAGAGTATGGAGAGAAATTTTCATTAGAGAATGTAGCTCCTATGTACGAAAAATTCTTTCAAGATATTATGAATGTGTACACCAAAGAAGGATGGTACCAAACAGATATTGCTAGGGGAAAGACTGATGCTTTTAACTATGCAAATATGGACGAAGAAGAAAAGCCATTTGCAAATAATCTAGCAAAGTGGATTAAAAAGTATTACAATCCAAAAGAAGTAGTAGATGTAGGATGCGGTTCAGGCATCTACGTAGATTCTCTAAGAGATGAAAAGATTAAAGCAGTAGGGTATGATATAAACGATATTGTAGAAGGCAAGAAATTTTTAACTAAAAAGAGTATTTTTGACTTAAATCATAAATCAGAATTAATAATCTGCCTGGAAGTAGCCGAGCATATAGAAACAGAGCATAATGATAATATTGTTAACAAGTTGTACGAAAATCTTAAACCAGGAGGTACTTTAATCTTCACAGCAGCACATCCAGGTCAAGGTGGAATAGGTCATATAAACTGTCAAACAAAAGACTACTGGTGGGAGAAGTTTACAGAAAAAGGATTAGTCCGAGATTTAAAAGCAGAGAAGGATTGGGAAGATTATTTTGATCAAGGAAGAGAGTACATGGGATGGTTCCGTATGAACAAGCTCTTTTTAACTAGAGTAGGATCATAAAAATATATTTCTTATATTTATTAACATATAGCAACAGTGTCGTAGCACCACTTTAAAAACACACCTTATGGCAACATATTTTAAGAAGCCCTCCATAGAGAGAGCAGAACAATCGGTTATAATGGATAGAGTTCTAGAACAAAAAAAGAAAGAACTTTCACCTGAGGATTTCAAAACCTATGCAAACTTTACAACTCAGCAAGAACTACTTGAAGAAGCAGCTAGAAGAAATCTATTAGCAATTCCAGATCCAAAATTACATCAAACAATTTCATTTATTAAATCCGGTATAAGAATACTCGGATACTTCCTACTACCTTTTAATCTTTTAATAGGAGCAGGAGTATTAATTTTAAGTGAAATAGTTGGAATTTACGAAGAATTAGTTTAAATTAAAGTTATGAGAGAGGTGAACGATCACGTAAAAGAAGCTTTAGGAATAAAGCCTAAAAAGACATTTAAGAAAGACTACACAAAAGCATTTGTATGGATCCTATTAGGAGCTATAACAGTTGCTATATGGACAACAATTTACAACTTAATATTTTAATATGAAATTTCAATCAACAAAAGTATTTGATGGGTACTCAACAGTATTCCGTCAATGGAGAGCAGAAGGAACTCATTGTAGATTTCTTCACGGTTATGGTATTTCTTTCAAAATTATATTTGAAGGAGAACTAGACGAAAGAAACTGGGTGTGGGACTTCGGAGGAATGAAGAGAGCTAAGAATAAGATCCATGGTATGAATCCAAAAGAGTGGATGGATCATATGTTCGACCATACTTATATCATTGCAAAAGATGATCCATTCTTACCAAAAGCATTAGAGATGCACAACGAAGAAATAATCCAACTAAGAATAATTCCAGCAACGGGAGCAGAACAATTTGCAAAATACATTTACGAAAAAGTATCTGAATTTATACAAATAGAAACAGAAGGTAGAGTAAGAGTAGTGAGTGTAGAATTTAAAGAACATAACAAAAACTCAGCGATATATGGAGAGTAAAATTAAACTATCAGAAGAAGAAGCAGAACAATTATTCGGAGAAATTGATAATCAAGGATTTGGATATTGGGTAGAGAATTATGGATACGACGGAGAAGAAGATCCAGAGTTAGTTCAGCTATGTAAAGAAGCTGATGAAGCTATGAGTAAATTGAGAAAGCATATTGATGCTATTTGGGAACATTATGATATCGGATAGTATGGCAAAGGTAAAAACACTTACTGTTACTGTAACAGACACAGAAGAAGGTATTGTAACAAACTTTAAAGCAAAGAAACTTTCTGATTTTGAAATAATAGGAGTACTATCATACTACCTTGATGCATACAAAGTTAAGATGATGAGATCAAGTGAAGATTTAAAAAATCAAGAAGAAGATGGTAGCGAAGCCTAATTTAACAATGGAAGAGTTTCACCAATACTTACAGGATGTAATAGACTCTAAATTAAATCTAAGACAGAAAGTAGTAGCAGTAGAAATGTATATAAAACAAATAACAGGAAGATGAAAAGAATAGAAGATTATAACAAAACACTTCCCATTGTAGAGCTTTATACAGCAGTACAATCAGAAGGAAGTAGAGCAGGTTATCCAACCGTAGTAATCAGAACAACAGGCTGTACTCACAGATGTTGGTTTGGTGATGGTGGATGGTGTGATTCTTGGTACACAAGTATTCATCCTGAAAAAGGACATATTAGTTTCCAAGACATTATCAACATGTACGATAAGAATCCTCACATCACAGAGATGATGCTAACAGGAGGATCACCAACAATGCATCCAGCATTAGTAAATGAATTAACACATTTTGCACATGAAAGAAATATTTTCATTACAATTGAGACCGAAGGAAGTCATTTTCTTGAGACGGATTACCCAATTAATCTACTATCAATCTCCCCTAAGTTCAGTAATTCTGTCCCTAAAGTTGGCATTGCAACACCTCAAGGAGACATTACAGATGAAAGAATGATCAAACAACATAATAAGTTAAGACTTAATTATGATGCCATTTCAAAATCAATTGCTTACCATTCTGATTATCATTTAAAACCAGTATGGGATGGAGAGGATCAAGAAGCATTAGAAGAAATTATGGCTTGTATTAAGATGCTAGACATACCTCAAGAAAAAGTATGGTTCATGCCAGCAGGAGATTCAAGAGAGGCTTTGTTCAAATCATATCCTAAAATGTTTGATTGGGTTAGAGATAATGGTTATAGATTAACTTGGAGACCTCATATCATTGCATTTGAAGACCAAAGAGAAGTATAAGATGGCAGTAGAGAAAGCAACAGAGTTTGAAGTATTAAGAGTATTTCATACGCTATGGAAAAGCAGAGGCCTTGAAGCAGCAGTAGTAAAAAGACTTCTAAAGGAAGAGTTTGATTTAGAACTAACAGTTCTAGCAAACGGAGAAATATCAGCACAATCACCAGACGGTAAAATTAAATATTCAATTAAATAAACAAAGTTATGACATTAAAAGATCTAATCGATTTAGCAGGAGACAGAGAATTATCAAAATCATATCCAAAAGCAGATGGACTTTACATCTGGGATTATAAGTTACAATTCAATCAAGACCTTAATTTGGAGTTAGTATTAATACCAAGTAACTCAGGTAAGACAGGATTCAAAGATAAAGTATGTATCGAAGAATTAGTAAACTACGTATTGGAGTCAACAGATCCAGAAGTATCAGGAGATGAAGTTATCTCACAACTACCAATAGTGGACGTAGAAGGAATTACAATTGCAAAGGTATAGTATGAAGAAGTTTTTATTATTACTTTTATTACCGTTACTATCTTTTGGACAGTTAAGAGATAGCGTTTATGTAAAGACAGACATATATGAAGTGATGTATTCAGAGACACTGGAACAACCATTGTGGGTAAAGTACCAAGTACTATGTACAGGTGCTGGAGCATCTAGAAAAGGAATGGACTTTTATACAGATAAAACAATTCATACCTCAGATGCAAAAGATTATGCAAATAATGTTTACGATAAAGGACATTGTGCACCAGCAGCAGATTTTAACTGCACTAAAGAAATGTTGCTTAAAACATTCTCATACCTAAACTGTACTCTACAGAATGAAAGACTAAACAGAGTTCATTGGAGGTTATTAGAAGACTACGAAAGACTTCTAGCCTTTTCAGAAGGACCAGTCAATGTAGAGATAAAAATAGTATTTGATAAGACTCCTAAAAGAGTACCTGCAGGTGCAGCTATACCAACAGCTTTTTATAAAATTATCAAAACTAAAAATAAAACACTTGCTTTCTACTTCTTAAACGAAGCACCAAAGAAAGCAACATTTGTAGATTATCAAGTAAAACTTAATTAGTTATGGCACTAAAAATAGGAAATAAAGTTTATTTAAGCTGGGATGATATTAACATTCTAGTAGAAGATTTATGTCAGACAATAGCTTCATCAGGAGCAGAAATTAAATCGATAACAGGTATTCAAAGAGGAGGATTAATACCAGCAGTAATGATCTCCCACAAGCTCCATATACCTTTCGTTAGTAGAATAAATAAAGATACTCTTGTTGTAGATGATATTTGCGATACAGGAGAGACGTTAAAAAAGACTATTGGAATGTATACTGCAACGCTTCATTACAAACCAACAGCAATATTTACCCCAGACTTCTATTCAAAAGAAGTAGGAACAGAGTGGATTGTTTACCCTTGGGAAAGAAATGATTCAGAAACTATTCAAGATTATTTGAAAAAATAGTTGTAGGATAGAATAAAAAATGTTATATTAAATAAAACGGAGTCGTAGAACCTCCATAAAAACAATCTTATATGTCAAATAAAAAATTTATCGACGGTACAGAATTAGTACAAGCCGGATTCGCTAATGGAATCTCAACACAATTAGCAAAAAAACAATTAATAGATGGTCCAGAAGCAAGACTGACTGAAGTAGAAAAGCAACACATTATTGAAGATGCAGCAGAAGCTTTTGGTAACTTCCTTTCAGCTTTAGGATGTGATTGGAAGAATGATCCAAATTCATCTGATACTCCTAAAAGAGTTGCAAAAGCATACGTAAATGATTTATGGGCAGGTCGATTTGAACCAATGACTAAGATCACAGCATTCCCTTCTGATGGCTATGACGGAATAGTATTCGAAGGAAACATTCCAATTACTTCAATGTGCTCTCATCATCACCAAACAATCACAGGAAGAGTTCATATCGGATATGTTCCTTCAGCAGATGGAAAAGTAGTAGGGCTTTCTAAATTGAACAGAATTGTAGAGCAGTTTGCTAGACGTGGAGCTATCCAAGAACAATTAACAGTTGCAATTCATAATGCAGTAGATAAGATCTGTGAAGGTAATCTAGGAGTAGCAGTTATGATTGAAGCAGGACACAATTGTGTAAGCTGTAGAGGTATTAAGCATCAAGGTGCTTCAATGAAGACAGCAAAATTAACAGGATGTTTCTTAGACGAAGCATCAGCAAGAGCAGAATTTTACGAATTTGTAAAAGGATATAGTTGTAAATAAAAACCAAACATTATGAATTATTGGCAAGTAACTGTGCAATTGGAGCACGAAAATGACCGAGGTCGTATCCAAAGAGTAAAAGAATTATACTTAGTAGATGCAATTTCAGCAACAGATGCTGAAGCAAAAATCTATAAAGAGTTTGAAGGAGAGTCTAACTTTACAGTAGTAGGAGTTAATCAATCTAAAATTCTAAAAGTAATTGAATAATAAGTTGGCTCTTCGGAGCCAATTTCTTATATTAATAAAAAAGTAAAAAGATATGATTACAGATCCAAAAGTACCTTTTATTGACGAAGTAGAAGAATTTAATGCCGTAATGGGCAAACCTAATAACTATGAACCAACAGTACCAGAGAGAAAAGAATGGGAATTTGTATACAATTTCATCCTTGAAGAACTTGAAGAATATAGAGAAGCTTGCGAAAGAGGAGACATCGTTGAGGTTCTGGACGCTCTTTGCGATATTACTTATGTTGCCACTGGGAACGGTACTATGTTACATGGCCTTAAGGATAAGATATGGCCAGCCTATAGAGAGGTTCAAGCGTCAAATTTATCTAAAGCTTGTCAAACAGAAGAAGAAGCTAAAGCAACTGTCATTCAAAGATCGAGTGAGCAAGGTGAGGAGTGTCATTACGAAAAAGTTGGAGACTATTTTGTTGTTTATAGAACAAGAGATAGAAAAGTAATGAAGAATGTAAACTACTTCCGTCCTAACTTAAAACAATTCTTTACTGATAAAGAACTTCAGAAGTCACATTTAAAACAATTAACAGGAGAGTAATGCAAGCAGCACTAGACTATTTAGAGAAGAATAAAATCTTTATTGAAGATTTAAAGACAGATATGATCCCTTTAACTGTAGCGTATAAAGCAATTGAGATGGCTATTGACAATCAAATTGCAGAAGCTATGGAAGCATTACAGACACAATTAGGAGGATTAGTAGGAGATTTAGAAAGTATAACACCAGAAGAGAATGATTAAGATAGCACACGAATCACCGAAAAGTATATTTAAAGAAGTACAAAAGCATACTGATTATGATTATGCACTTGTACATTTATTTGAAGAAGATCCAGAGTACTTAAAACAGTTTCAAGAAGCTAAAGAAGCAGGTAGAGAAATTATTTTAGATAATTCTATATTTGAATTAGAGGAAGCTTTTGATGCAGAGAAGTTTGCAGGATGGGTACTAGAATTAAAACCAGATTGGTACATAGTTCCAGATGCTTTAGAGGATGCAAAGAAGACTGTTAAGCAGATGACAGAATGGAATAACAAATATAAAAATCTTCCAGGAAAGAAAATAGGAGTTGTTCAAGGAAAGACTTATAGTCAAATTAAGACTTGTTATGAGTATATGGATAAGATTGCAAATGTAGATATGATTGCAATTTCATTTGACTATTCGTACTATACTAATACTATTTCACATCCTAACAAGTATGTTAGTTGGATGCTAGGAAGGGTTAAGCTACTGGGAGACTTATTGAGAGACGGTATAATAAACGAAGAGAAGAAGCATCATCTATTAGGATGTGGATTACCTCAAGAGTTTTCTTTCTACTCAGATTATAAATGGATCTATTCTTTAGATACTTCCAATCCAGTTGTACATGGCATAAAAGGAATTGAGTATAGAGCAGATGGATTATGGTCAAAAGAGTCTCAAAAGCTATTCGAACTAATCAATTACGTACCAGAAGATACTAATATGATTCTTCAGAACATTCACAAATTCAGATGGTTTGCAAATGGACGCAAAGTATAAAGTAGGAGAGGTGGTTATTATTAATCTCGATAATGAGATTATAGATGCTGAAGTATTTGGAATAGTGAATAGTAATTCAGGAGGAAAACCTTCATACAGTTTAAAAGTAAAAGGCAATTTTATCTTTGTAGATGAAAGTAGAATAATAAGTATATCACATGAGTAGACCTTGGATAGCATTTTTTAGTCAAACAGGATCAGAGATAGTAGAAGTATCAAAGCTACTAGGAAGATGGCCTGATCTTATTATTACAAATGAAAGACCAGATCATTTAAGAAAGATACATCCTGCTTTAGAGGGTAAGGTAGCCTTTGTAGAGAATAAACCTACAGAAGAAGAATTAGGGTTGATATTAGGACACTATAAAGATCCTCTAGTAACTCTTCATGGATGGCTAAGAATCATGCCTCCATATATCTGTAATCGATTTGAAATCTATAACGGACATCCAGGACTTATAACTGAGTATCCAGAACTAAAAGGAAAAGATCCTCAGCAAAAAGCTTTTGACTTAGGATTAGAATCCTCAGGATGTGTTATTCATAGAGTAACAGAAGGAGTTGATGAAGGAGAGATACTCCGTAGTAGAAAAGTTTCTATAAAAGGGTTGGAGATTGGAGAATTATTTCATATATTACATAGTATATCAGTAAGTCTTTGGGTAGACTTCTTAAAAAATTAGTTATGAAAAGAATAGCATTAGTAGGAGCATCATCAGTAGGAAAGACTACTGTATATGAATTATTAAAAGACAGACTTCCAGAGTTTAATTTTATAAACGAATCAACAAGAACAGTTGGTAAATATGGATTTCCTATTAACGAAGACGGAACTTCTGAAACACAGCTTGCTATTTCTTCTTTCCATTTAGAAGCTTTACTACAACCAGGAGATGTAATACTTGATAGATGTTATTTAGATTTAGTAGTATATTCTACTTATATGGAAAATATTTCTGATAGTACATACAACTATATCTTAGATACTTGGATGAGAGTTAAAGATCAGTATACACATTTTATTTATTTCCCTATTGAATTTCCTTCTGTAGACGATGGAGTAAGAAGTGTTAACGAAGGATGGAGAGATGCAATCGATAAGCAATTTGAGAATAACTTAAAAGCAATTAAAGCATTAGGAGGAGATTACTTAACAGTATCAGGAAGTCCTAAACAAAGGGTTGAACAAATATTAAACTATATAAAATAACATGGCAGAATTAAATCAAGCAGAAGTAGTAAAGATTGCCGGAAAGCATCTTGGTAAAGTAGGAGGAGAAGGATACAAAGATACTTATGATCCAGAATTATTAGTAGAGATTCCTCGTTACTTAAACAGAGAAGCATACGGAATAGACGATAACAACTTACCATTTGTTGGAGGAGATGTTTGGAATGCATACGAAGTATCAGCAATCACTACAAAAGGACTTCCAGTAGTAGGGATGTTAAAAATTTACTATCCAGCAGATTCAAAACTTCACGTAGAGTCTAAATCTATCAAATTGTATTTGAATTCATTCAATATGACTCAAATGGGAGATACAGCAGCAGAATGTATTGCAATTTTAAAAGATAGAGTAAAGAGAGATTTATCTGAGAAGTTACAAACAAATGTAGAAGTAGAGATGTTTACTTCAGACTTTGGACCAGCATATGCATTTAAAGGATATGCACAATTGGATCAAATAGCTAATCTAGATAATATTGAATTTACTTCTTATCATTCAGATGCTACACAATTGGAAACAGAAGAAGTAGATGAATATTTCGAAATTGGAGTAATCAAAATACAATCAAATCTTTTAAGATCAAATTGTAGAGTAACAAATCAACCAGACTGGGGTGATGTATTTATTCACATTAAACCTAAAGTAGGAGTTGTTCCTAATCTAGAATCATTAGCAAAGTATATTGTAAGTCACAGACAAGTAAGTCACTTCCATGAAGAGATTTGTGAGATGGTTTACATGCACTTAAAAGAAGCTTACAATCCAGAAGAATTAATGGTAGCTTGTCTTTACACTCGTAGAGGAGGATTAGATATTAATCCAGTAAGAGCTTCACATAAGGAATTAATTCCAAACTTCTTTGCAGATGTAAAATGTAGAATGGAAAAAACATTACGTCAATAATGGAAGCAAATTCAAGACAAGAAGAAGTACTTGAGTTGATTGCAAGGAGAGTACCGCCAGGTGATAACTGGAAAGGAGAGTGGCCATCGGCACCTCTACATACAATCGAAGGATTAGTACCAACACTATCAGCTTATATGAGAGCAACAGAGTTTAAAGGAGCTTATAGATTAGAACCTTTAAAAGGAGAGCTGTACGCCATAAGAACTCAGACAGTTTCTTGGACACCTCCACCACCAGAAAAGTTTGATCTTTACGGAGAATATTAATAAAAAGAGTTGCTTAATTGCAGCTCTTTTCGTATATTTAGGTCTAATTAAAAACTAAACATATGGAAAATTTAAAGTCAAGAGAAGGGATTGGAAATTTAATCAAAGCATGGCCTCTAAAAGATGTAAAAGGAGCACCGGATGTTTTTGGAGAATGCTTGTTAGAGGAATACCTACAGGATGTAATCCCTCCTCACAAAGGAAAAGAAATACCAGAGGGGTGGTTTAATCAAAATCAAGGAAAATCAGTAATAAGACTCAGCGAAAATTACCACAGCGGAGTATTAGATTTAGAGGCAGCAATTGACGAAGGTATTCGAATTGCAAAAGATCCAACAAATTACAGTACAGGGAAGTAAAATAACAAGAAAAAGAGTTGTTTAACCGCAACTCTTTTCTTATCTTTATAAGATATAAAATCAGTTATGCAAATAGAAAAAAAGTACTACCACGTAGACAGTATCGAGACTGTCAATTTACTTATCGAACATATTAATCAGTCGGAGGTTATTTCCTACGATACTGAGACAACTGGACTGAATGTAAGAAGAGATCAAGTTGTAGGATGGTCTGTATCGGGTGAGGAAGGAATAGGATTCTACCTTCCTACTCAGAAATGGAATACAGAAACAAATCAATTAGAGGAATGTATCATTGGCGGAAAAGGAGCACATGACATTACTAAAAAGTTACTCCCGCTCCTTAAGGGTAAGAAACTAGTAATGCACAATGCTTCTTTTGACTGCCGAATTACTAAGAACTATTACGGAGTATCTTTATTGGAAGATCTTTGGGTAGATACAGCTCTCCTTGTTCATACAGTACAGGAAGAAGGGGCTGGTATGGGTGTATTTGGATTGAAACCTTTAGCTATCTCTATTCAAAAAGAGATAGGCTTGAATGTAGAAGAAGCAGCCAACAAGGAGCAGGTAGAGCTAAAAGAATCTATCAAAGCAAATGGAGGATCAACTACAAAAGATCTTTACGAAATCTTTAAAGCAGATATGGCAATCCTCTCTAAGTATGCTGCTGCCGATACGGATTTAACTTTAAGGGTTTGTAATCACTTCCTAAAAGTTTTAAAAGAAGAAGGACTAGAGAAATTCTTCTTTGAAGATGAAGTAATGCCTCTTTATAAAGAAGTAACTGTTCCAATGGAAGAGTTAGGAGTAGCTTTAGATCTTCCGTTACTAGAAAAGACTAAAGAAGATATTACAAACGATTTAGAATCGAATAAGAGAATTGTAATCAATAGCATCTTAGCTATTCCAGAGGCAAAAGAATGGGTAGTTGATACAGCACTTTATACTTACCCTCCTTCACATAAAGGTAACTGGGCACAGAATTTAATTATGCTTCATTCTCTACCATTAGAAAGAAGTGAGAAGACAGGAAAGTATTCTTTAACTAAAAAAGCTATCGAAGAGTTAGAAGAGAGTAACGTAAAACAGTTTTTACTAACAGGAGAGTTAGATCTGCTAGATGAAATGGAAGTTGTTAGAATCTCTATGTCGATGTGGAAGGAAGAGAATGAAGGAGAGTATCTGAATATTCAGTCTAAGAAACACTTAGGTGAGATTGCTTTCAAGTATATGGGAATCAAACCTCTTACTCAGACTAAGAAAGGTCAAGATCAATTCGATATGGATATGTTAGAGGAGTTATCTAAGACATACGAATGGGCAAATAATCTTAGAACGTATAATAAGTTATTGAAGATTAAATCAACTTACATCGATAGATTCTTAGATGGCCAAGAGGATGGAAGATACTACTTCTACTATAAACAAAACGGTACAGTATCAGGACGATACGGTTCAGATGCTCAGCAATTACCAAAGCCTAAAGAAGAAGGAGAAGATACTCCACTACTTGTAAAATATACAAACGTAGTAAGAGAATTCTTAATTGCAGGAGAAGGAAGAAAGTTGATCGATAATGACTATACTTCTCTAGAACCTCACTGCTTTGCTTCTGTAGCAGGTGATATTAATCTTCAAGAGATCTTTAACAACGGATGGGACTTTTATTCTACAGTTGCTATTAGAACTGAGAAGCTTGATCAGGATAGAGTAAAGTATCCAAACGGTGTTTCACCTGATACTAAATCTCCTATCTTCTTAAAAAAATTAGATCCAGTAAAGAGAAATCAAGCTAAGGCTTATTCATTAGGAATTGCATACGGAATGGAAGCATATGCTCTAGCAAAAACTCTAGACATATCTCAAAAAGAAGCTGATACCTTAGTAGCAGGTTACTTAGATGGATTTCCTCAGTTAAAAGAATGGAGAATTAATTCTAGAGAGCAAGTAAAGAAGCATGGCTTTATTCAAAATAAAGTAGGACGAATCAGACACTTACCAAAAGTAAAACTTATTTTTGAAAAGTTTGGAGATCAAGTATTGGATTGGAGATTCAGAAAGAGTCTTGAAGAGCAGTACGGAAAAGATCCTGTAATGCAAATGTATAGAGATTATCGAAATGGATTGAACAACTGCTTGAACTACCAGCTACAGTCACTAGCAGCGGCGGTTGTAAACAGAGCAGCAATTCAGATCAATAGAAAAGCAAAAGAGTTAGGAATAGATGCTAGAGTACAAGCTCAGATTCATGACCAGTTGATCATAAATGTAAGAGAAGATCAAGCAGAAATGTTCATGCCTTACGTTCAAGAGTTGATGGAACTAACAACACAGCTTCCAGGAGTAACTCTAAAAGCACCACCACAAATAGCAAATAACTTTGCAGAAGGTCATTAGAAGTTGTTTCCTTAGATATTTATTCATATATTAGTAAAATAAGTTATTAACCAAATCAAGTTTATGTCACAAGAGTTATCAGCTAACAGCGACAGAGTTATTGTAAAGCCTGTTGAATCAGGAGAAGAAAGATTCGGAAGTATTATCATTCCGGATATGGGAAAAGAAAAACCAGAAATGGGTGAAGTAGTTTCCGTAGGTCCAGGACGCCAGTCTGAATTTGGACAATTTATCAGAGTAGAGGCAAGTGTAGGAGATGTTGTATTGATTCCTAAGATAGGAACAATTCGTATTGACTTCGAAGGCCAAGAATACTTTATACTTCCAGACAGAGAAATTTTAGCAACAATCAGAAAATCACAAGAGTAGTTATGAGTAAACAAATCAGTTTTTCAAAAGATGCTAGAGAGAAATTACTATCAGGAGTAAATCAACTAGCAGATGCAGTAGTATGTACATTAGGACCTTCAGGTAGAAATGTATTTATTCAGCAACAAGGAGGTAATCCAACCTCAACAAAGGATGGTGTAACAGTAGCCAAAGAAGTAGAATTGGAAGATCCAATCGAAAATACTGGAGCACAAGCTGTAAAACAAGTAGCAATCGAATCAGCTAGATTAGCCGGAGATGGAACTACAACAGCAACATTACTTGCAAGAGAAATCTATAGTCAAGGACTATCTGAATTACAAAATTCAAATGCAGTAGAAGTAAAAAGAGGAATCGATATTGCAACTAAAGCAGTAATCGAATACCTTAGAGAGAATTATTCTAAAGAAGTTACTGAAGAAGAACAAATCAAACAAGTAGCAACAATCTCAGGTAACAACGATCCAGAAGTAGGAAATCTTATTGCAACAGCAATGGATAAGGTTGGAAGAGATGGATTAGTTACTATTGAAGAATCTAAAACAGGAGAGACTTATTTAGAGACTGTAGAGGGTATGCAATTCAATAGAGGATATAAATCTCCTTACTTTGTTACAGACAACAATACTATGACTTCAGTATTGAACAATCCTTTAATTCTTATCACAGATAAAAGAATTCAGCATGTAAAAGAGATGCTTCCATTATTGGAATCAGTATCACAACAAAATAAAGACTTACTTATCATTGCAGATGATATTGATGGAGAAGCTTTATCGACATTGGTTGTAAATAAGATGAGAGGTATCTTAAGAGTAGTAGTAGTTAAAGCTCCTGAGTTTGGAGACAAAAAGAAAGCTATGCTTGAAGACATTGCAGCTCTAACAGGGGGTACAGTTGTATCGGAAGAGAAAGGAATGAAGCTAGACAAATTTGATTTACAATGGTTTGGTAAGTCTAGAAAAGTTACAGTAGGAAAAGACGATACTACCATTGTAGATGGTAAAGGAACTGAAGAAGCTATTGCAGAGAGAATTGATCAATTAAAAGAGCAAATCGAGAATACAGTTTCACCTTATGAGATCGAAATCTTACAAGACAGATTAGCAAAACTTATTGGAGGAGTAGCTATGATTCATGTTGGAGGTCATACAGAAGTTGAAATGAAAGAGAAAAAAGATAGAGTAGATGATGCTCTTCATGCAACTAAAGCAGCTTTACAGGAAGGTATTTTACCTGGAGGAGGAATTGCTTTACTAAATGCTTCTTTCCACTTAGCAGAAAATCCATTAGTAGCTCATCATCCAGATCAGCAAAAAGGATTTAACATCATAATCAAAGCACTTCAGAAGCCTTTCAAACAAATCTTATTGAATGCAGGAGAAACAGCAGAGATTATTGAAGAGAGAGTAATATATGTATCTGACAATACTAAATGGACTGGATTCAATCCAAGAACAGGAGAGTATGTAAATATGTTAGAGGAAGGTATTATTGATCCAACTAAAGTAACAAGACTAGCTTTAGAGAATGCAGCATCAGTTGCAGGAACAATGTTAATCACAGAGTGTGTTATCACAAACATAAAACCAAAAGATGAACAAGGAGCAGGAATCGATCCTTCTCAGTTCATGTAATATTAATCTAAATTTAAACAAATGAACAAACAAGAGTTATTCGAAAAGATTGACGGGTTGTATCAAGAATTCGTTGCACAACACAACGGTACGACTAAGAAGTCACAGGCCAATGCAAGAAAAGCAATTGGAGAGGTTAAGAAATTAATCACAGAGTACAGAAAAGCTTCGACAGAAGAATCAAAAGCAAAATAAGGACCGGCAGGGGAGGAGGGGGCGCTTCTCTCTCCTCACCGAAGGTGCCACGCGCAAATTTTATTAATCACCCGCCCAAGGACGGGGGGGACAAAACAAAACAATATGAGTGGATTAGATGTTATCTTCCTAATTGTAGCAATTGTAGTAATTGCCGGAGCAGTAGGAGCATTTTTAACAAGAGAACAGAAGTCATTAAAAGAGATGACCAAAGACTACTACAACAACGAAGAAGCACAAGAGGTTGTAGAACTAGCACAGGAACTATACAACAAGGACTTACGTCCAATTGTAGCTAAAAAAGCACCTAAGAAAGAAAAGGTAGAAGAAGTAATACCAGAAGGTATTGTAGAAGAGCCAGTTAAGAAAGAACCAAAGCCGGAGTTTCCTATTGACAAGCCAAAGAAAAAAAGAAAGTACTACCCTAAGAAAAAATAATACGTAAAGTATATGTCAGACTCAATAAAAAAATATCAAGAGTTACTAGAAGAAGGTAGAACGTTTACCGTTACATCACACCAGAAAAGTACTATGACAATCATAGAAATACTTCGTGCTTCAGATTGTGCCGGTAATATGAAAACTCTTTTAGAAAGAGCAACAGACATATGCAAAAAAGGTCCGAACCTTACCCCGGCCACTGTATTTCAAATTGCAGGCGAGGAGGCAAAGGTAGACGAGTTATGTGGTAAAGAAAAACAAGAACAATGGAACAACAACCAAGAATGAATCTATCGATTGATCAAACCCTGCCGGTAGAATGCGAGAAATGTAACCATACATTTTTTGAAGAAGCCCTTCACATTAGAAAGGCAAGTGGAATCCTTACAGGAACAGGACAAACAACCTATATGCCTATTCCGGTATTTGCGTGCAAGGCCTGCGGCCATGTCAACACTGAGTTCCTTCCAAAGGAATTAAAGCATATGAATATAGGAGAGTAAGAAAGACTCTACTTAAACTTCTCAAGAGGCCATTCGGCCTCTTTTTTTTGTGCTATTTATATCAAAGAGTTACTATAAAATTTTGTTATTACTAATTGGTTATACACTAACTAACTTAAAAAATATTTTATGGGATTTTTCAGTATCTTTAAAAAATCAAATGATTATAACGAAAAAGTTATAATTGGGTTTTTATCATTCACAGTAATGGTAGGAGCTATTGTAGTAGACCTTGTAACAGGTTACATGGGTAAAGCATTAGAATTAAACGAATACATCTTTGATGCATTCATGTACATCACATTAGGATCCTTCCTTCCAGATGTATTGGAGAAGTTTGCAGCAATGAAAAACGGAAACAAATCAAACAACGAAGAATAAAAATTAGATTATGAGCTTAAAAAGTTTACAAGAAAAGATCGGAGTAACAGCAGATGGTGCTTTCGGTCCTGGAACAATGAAAAAAGCAATGGAGTTTTACAAACTAACACCAGTTAGAGCGGCTCACTTCTTTGCTCAAACGTCACACGAATCAGGAGGATTTAAAGCATTCTCTGAAAACTTAAACTATTCAGCACAAGGACTTCAAGGCATCTTTGGAAAATACTTTCCAGGTAACTTAGAAGAATCTTATGCTAGAAATCCTGAAAAGATTGCCAATAGAGTTTACGCATCAAGAATGGGTAACGGTGATGAAAAATCAGGAGATGGTTTCAAATTTAGAGGAAGAGGTGCTCTTCAATTAACTGGTAAAGATAACTACGCAGCATTTGCTAAGTATTTAAACAAGCCAGAAATTATGACTAATCCAGATCTAGTAGCAACGACTTATTCTTTTGAATCAGCAATGTTCTTCTTTGACAAAAACAAATTGTGGGAGATATGCGACAAAGGAATCAACGATGCAGCCATATTAGCTCTTACGAAAAGAATTAACGGTGGTACTCACGGGTTAGAAGACAGAAATCAAAAAACTAAAAAGTACTACGAATACGTTAAATAGTAAACTATAAGATGAAGACTTCACTTTTAATTACATTATCATTGACAACAGCATGCGCATTTATAGGTTCATACTTTATGAATCTAACAGCAGAAAACATCGAACAATACCTTTCAGTAGCATTTGTAATATTTGCTGATGGGTTCTTTGGCGTATGGGCTGGAGTTAAAAGAGAAGGATTCAGAACATATAAAGCATTAAGTGTACTGAAAACATTTATATTTTGGATAGTAATGCTTTCAGCTATATTAACAATAGAAAAAGGATTTACTGGAACAAGTTGGTTAAGTGAGACTATCATGGCTCCCTTCCTAGTGTTCCAGTTAATTTCTATTTTAAAGAATGCCTCAATGGTAGGTGTAGTAAAAAACGAATTACTTACTCAGATATTGGATAAGTTAGATAAACACAAAGGAGATAGAGATGTTGCTAAATAAACAAAACATTCTTATATTAATTGTTATTGCACTATTAGGTTATAACATTTTTACTACAAACAGTATTAGAACTGATGTAAAAGGTTATGAAATGAGAATTGACTCAGTTCAAACTAAAATAGATTCAGCACAAGTAATTAATAAACAAATCGATG